TATATTTGTTTACATTGAAAGGAGAATAAAATAAATGATACATGATAAAAGCATTTGTGAAAAATGCAGATATAACGATATAAGTGGATATAGTAAAGCAAGACATTGTAATAAGTGTTATAACTATGGAGAAAAAATGCTTCCAGCTACATTAACAATAATTCAACATCCAGTTGAAGTTAACTTTGAATGCCCTCATTGCCGTGAGGATATAGAAATTGATGAGGTGGAGTGGATTTAATGGTATCAGTATTAGAAGGTCAAGTATCAATATTTGATCTTCCCGTAATAGAAACTAAAGAGAAAGCTAAGAAGCCTATAAAAAGAGTAAGATTTCAACCTAAGGAAATATGGCAAGCCAATCTTTTTAATGAGTTTAAAATTGGGCAAGAGTATGATGTTGTAAGTGAATATAAAAACAGATGTAATGTCAAGTTTTATGTATTTAATGGAATTGAGAAAGAAGCGTGGAAAGAACTGTTTGAAGATATATCTGTAGTATAGGTGTAAATGATGAAGATTGGGAGTGGGATTAATGATGTCATTAGAGAATAAAAATAATAATTTAGTAGTTTGTGTACCAGAAGATATTGAGAAAGTTGAAAAAGGCATAAAGGTTTTAGAGTATCAGATTTCAATAGATATTAGTGAATATGATAGAAAAATTCATACTTATGCTCTTAAGTGTTATAAAAAGAAATTAGATGAATTAAAGCGTGCTGCATTGTAAGAACAGTTTGTAACAATTGCGAAGGAGTTAAGATGATGTTTATAGTTACTTGGATTGATGGGGAATGTATGAATACAAGAGCTTATAGTAAAAGAGAATATGCAGAAAGGCTTGTTAAGTGGTGTAAAAAACACAATTTAGACTATCATTTCTCAGAAGAAACAATAGATAGAGAAATATTAGATTAATGAACAATTCAAAAATAGTGTGAAATAGATAAAAGAATAAAACAATAGAGAATGAGCAGTTATTGAAATATTGTCTTAAGTGTTCATTCTCATGTAAAAATTAATATTAATAAAGGAGAATAAATAATGAATTTTAAGTTTAGAAAGCTTAGGGCGAATGAAATTGATGTAAGAGTTGCGTCGGTATCAGCTAAAGGGGTTTCATTATTACTGTATAAAGACGCTAGATGTGATATGAATATATTAGATGAAACTGTAGGGGCTATGAACTGGCAAAGAGAACATCAACTTATAGGAGAAAGACTTTATTGTACAGTAAGTATATATAATGAAAATAGTGGAATATGGATTTCTAAGCAGGATGTAGGAACTGAATCATATGCAGAAAAAGAAAAGGGACAAGCATCGGATAGTTTTAAAAGAGCATGTTTTAACTGGGGGATTGGTAGAGAATTATATACAGCTCCATTCATTTGGATTAAAGCTGAAGATACTAAAATATCTCCAGGAAACAATGGAAAATTTTCATGTACTGATGGATTTATAGTTGAAAAAATAACTTATGATGAAAATGGTAATATAGACGGACTAGCGATAAATAGTAAATCAAAAGGAAGGGTATTTACTAAAGCACCAGTTAAAAATCAAAAGAATAGTTAGGAGATTAGAGTTATATTATGAGTAAAATTAAATTAGATTATACAGAGAATATTATAGATGTTCCAGTAGAAGTTAATTTAGTTAATTCTACTATGACATTAAAGTTTGATGATGTATTACTACCAGCGAGTGTAAAAATAAGCACAGATAAATCTTTAGAGATAGCAGACAGTATATATGATTTAGTAGGCTATAAAACTAATTCAGAGTGGGAAGATAGAGAATATGACTTATTAAAAACAATAGAAGATTTAGAAGAAATATTACAGGCTAAAGAGGATTTAATAGATCACTTGAAATGCAGAGAAAATTATATGAATGTGCCGTTTTAATATAAGGATAATAGAAAAGGAGAATAGAAAATGAATGAGTTAAGAGAAAAACAGCTTCATGAACAAATAGAAGAAGGGTTTTTAATAGATAGCTTAGAAAAAGCAACATGGGCAATAAAGAAATTAAAAGTAATTGAAGAGAAATGTTTAGAGCTTGAAACAATTAAGGATAGAGAAATAAATAATATACAAAAATGGTTTGATAAAGAAACTCAAGATATAACAGAAAATAAGATATATTTAGAAAATCTACTACGAGTTTATTATATGGAAAATAAAAAAGTAGATAAAAAGTTTAAAGTATCTACACCATATGGAAGTATATCATTGAGAAAAGCTAAGAAATGGATATATGAAGATGAAAAGCAGTTAATTAAATATTTAAGAGATTCTAATAATGAAGAATTAATTAGAGTTAAAGAGGAGATAGATAAAGTTAAATTAAAGCAAATATTCAAAGATGGAATTGATAGCTATACAGGTGAGATATTGCCTTCTATTCGTATAGAAGAAGTTGAATCTATGAATATAAAGCTAAGTACATAATTAATAAAAGGAATTTGGTTCATATAATGGATATAGCAGAAAAAATTAAGTTATTAGAAGAAGGAAAACTACAACTTAATAAATTAACTATTGAATTAAGAAAAAGGGCATATATAAAAGTTGAAACAGAAAGAGATTATAGAAAAGCATTAGCTATTGAAGAGGAAAAATTAAGAGTAAATGAAAAAATGCCAGTTAGCTTAATACATGATATAAGTCGTGGAAGATTATCAGAGCTTAGATATAAAAGAGATATAGCTGCAATGGAATATGATATATGTAAAGAATATATTAGAAATATACGTATTAATCAAGAAAGTATGAGAACATTAATTTCTTTTGATAAAGAGCATTTAAAAGGTGTATAAAATAAATTTGTGTAAGGAGCTTATGCTCCTTGCAGATTAGAGGTACAAATGATAGTAGTAGAAGGTAAAATAAAGGCAAAAGCTAGACCACGCTTTAATACTAAAACAGGAAGAGCTTTTACACCAAATGATACAGTAAGTTATGAAAAAATGGTAAGACATTGTTATATGCAGCAGTGTGGGGAATATCTTAATGGGGCAGTAAGAGCAACTATATATATGTATTTTAAAATACCCAAAAGTTATACAAAGAAAAGAGTAGCAGCAATAAGGGAAGGTTTAGAATATCCAATGAAAACTCCTGATGTTGATAATTGCAGCAAAATAATACTGGATAGCTTAAATAAAATTGCATATGATGATGATCAACAAGTAGTAGAATTATCAGTATTAAAAAGATGGACAGAAGATGAAGAAAGAATAGAATTTTTACTAGAAGAAATAGGGGGCAATTATGAAAAGGATAGTAGACAGGTTAAAAGGATATAAAGAATTAAAAGCTGATATAGTAGACATAAATTTAAGAATACAGGAATTAGAAGAAGAAATGCTAGGAGTATCAGCACAGCCAACAGGAGAAAGGACAAGCAATACATATAAGATAACTTCAACAGTAGAAATTCAAGCAGAAAATTATACAGAGAAGAAAGATAAGTTGCTAGAGATGAAGAAGAGAAAAGAAAGAGAACTGGCACGAATACATAATGCTTTAACAGTATTAACAGAAGAAGAGAAAGATATAATAGAAACTGTATTAATAGAGAGAAGAAAATACAGTTTACTAGAAATAAAATATAATAGAACATATACAAGATTAAAACAAATAGAAGAACAAGCACTTAGAAAGATGAGTAAGTATTTACAGTAAAAAAGAAAAATTTAAGAAAAATTTGAGGTTAATTTTATAAAAATTATAAGATTATTATAAATACATAAGGTAAAATAGTATTATCCATAACTATTCTTTTTATAAATACCTTATAACAAATATTTATAAAAAGAAAGCACTTGCTAAAATTAGCAGGTGTTTTTTTATTTTGTAATGGGGGGAAAAGGAATGGCAAGATTAATAGCGTGTAGTTCATGTGGCAGGGTGCATCAAAGAGGGTATGCATGTGAACAAAAAAAGAAAAGAAACTATGAGTACAAAAGAGATAGGGAAGATATGGGCATATACAAGAGCAGGTCGTGGGATAAGGCTAGGGCTAATATATTAGCACAATATAATCATATATGTTTATATTCATTCTATAAAGAAGGAAAGATAATTAAAGCAACTGATGTACATCACATTGTAGAGATATTAGATGATGATACTTTAGCATATAATGAAGATAATTTAATTTCATTGAGCAAAGAGAAACATAGATTAATACATGAACTATATAAAGAAGATAAGAAAAAGATACAAGAAGAATTGAGAGAATTTAAAAAGCGTTGGAAAGATGGAGATAGAAAGCTGGTATAGTCCCCCCTAGGGTTAGAGATTGGTATTAACTATTATTTTGTAGAGACGATGGGCTGGCAATCTCCCTAAAATGTCGGAAATAGGCTTTTTTAACAGTACAAATATTTGGAAGGAGTTGGTAAAATGGCTAGAGCAGCTAAACCGGTGGCTTTATGTGGAGATTCGAAGTTAACAAAAGCAGAGAAAGAAGCAAGAGAAGAAGCAGAAAAAAGATATAAGGGTGTTAGCGATTTAGTCTACCAATGCCCTGAAGATTTAACAACAGAAAGAGAACAAGAATTATATATTTTCATAGTTAATCAGCTTAAAAGTGCTGCAATACTGAATGATTTAGATATAGAAATAATAAAAGCTACTGTATATTGCATTATAAATATGAATGATGCTAATGAAGCAGTAAAAAGGCATGGAGCAGTTATCCTAGATGAGAATGGAAAACTATATAAAAATCCAGCAGTTAACATATATAAAGATTATCACACCATGTATTTGTCGAATAGTATAAGATTAGGGCTAAGTCCTAGCGATAGAGCAAAATTATCTGTTATGGATATAAAAAATAAGCAGATAGAAGAAGATCCTTTATTAAAAGCATTAAGAGAAAGAAATGATAAGAGAAAGTAATGCTTATAAATACGCTCAATGGTGTGTTTTAGATGAAACTGGTAAAGTAGGTAGATATGTAAAGAAACAAGCACAATATTGGATAGATATTGTGGAAGATTTAGATGATGAAGCCTATATAGATGATTCTGATTTTGATTTAATAAGTACAATACTTAGTCTTATGGTACATCCTGATACTAGACTTTCTATGAGTGAGAGTTTAGAAGATTATCAATGGTTTTTTATAATTGCAGTTCTATGTACTAGGCATAGAGAGGATAACAGTAGATATTATGAAACTGGTTTATTAGAAATTTCAAGAAAGAACTTTAAGACCTTTACAGCAGCAATAATATTTATTATTTGCTTAATAATTGAGCCAGAATTTAGTAGATTCTTTAGTGTAGCACCAAATTATAAGCTATCATGTGAGCTGAAACTGGCAGTAGATAAAATTATTAAGTGTAGCCCAGCTTTAAAGGGGAAATTTAAGATTAATAATGATATTGTTAGGTGTAATGTTACAGAAAATGACTATACACCGCTAGCTTATTCTAATGACAGCTTAGATGGTAAGTTAGCAGCAGTATTTAACATAGATGAAGCTGGTTTATTACCTGATTACCCATTAGAAGCCATGAGGTCATCACAGATAACTCTAAAGGACAAGCTAGGAATTATTATTAGCACTCAATATCCTAATGATAATAATGTTATGTTGACTGAAATAGATATTTCTAAGAAAACGCTAGATAGAATGATAGAAAATAAAAGATATTTTGCATTATTATATGAGCCTGATGAAGAAATAAGAGTAGATTGGCGTACAGATGATAATGTTATATATCAATCTAATCCAGTATCGGTAAATAATGAAGCAATATTCAATGAAATAGTTAAAAAGAGGACTATGGCTATTGAATATGAGAGTAAAAGAGAAAATTATCTTTGTAAGCATAACAATATTCAATATAAATCGCATGGAACTGAAGGATATATTAATTCAGAACAGATACAAGCTTGTAAATCAGATGAAGAAATAGATTGGACAGGCAGAGAAGTTTATCTGGGTATAGATTTGGCTTCAAGTGATGACAATACAGCAGTTTCAATGGTTAGTTATGATTATAGTACAGAAACAATTTTAGGTAAGTCCTGGGCTTTTATTCCTTCCGAAAGAGTAACAGAAAAATCTAATAGAGAGAAAGTGAACTATCAAAAAGAGATTAACTTTGGCAACTGTTTTGCTTGTGGCGAAGATACTATCTCTTACAACTATGTACGTGATTTTATTTTGTCTATAGAAGAAAAATATGGTGTAAAAGTTATAGGAATTGGCTACGATTTAAGAGATGTAAACTCTACAAGAGAAGATTTAAAACCATACTATGATTTAATTGAAGTTAGGCAACATAGTAGCGTATTACATAGTCCAATAAAGTGGCTTAGAGAAAGTATCTTAAATAAGAAATTTGTTTACAACGAGAATAAATTATTAGAAATTAACTTTACAAATTGTGTTCAAGTTGAAGATACAAATCTTAATAAATATCTACATAAAAAGAAAAGTAAAGGGAAAATTGATATGGTTATGGCTATGATAAATGCACTTTACTTATTACAGCAACAAGTTGTATTAGGTCAAGATAATAGCTGGTCCATTCAAATATGTTAACAATAATCAAGAAAGGGGCAAATATGGGTTTATTCAACTTTTTCAAAAAAGAGGAACGAGAGTTTTCTTCAACAAATAGTAATCAAGATGATTTGACAAAAATCTTGGAAGGTAGTACAAAAACTTCTGCTATTACACGAGAGATGGCAATGCAAATTCCTTCTCTAAAAGCTGGTATTGGTTTTATTGCTGATTTAGTTAGTAGCTTAGAAATAAAATTACATAAAGTTACTGATGGTAAAGTAGAAACCATTTCTGATGATTATAGATTAAAACTGTTAAATGATGAAACAGGAGATACACTAAACAGTTATCAAATGAAACAATCATTAGTAAGGGATTTTATCATAGCAGGAAATGGTTATGTTTATCTAAATAAAGATAGAAATAGAATTATATCTATTCACTATGTAGAACCTTCCCGTGTGAGTGTTACGCCTAGTATTGACCCGATATTCAAAGACGGAAAGTTAATAGTGAACGGTGTTTTATATAATAACTATGATTTTATAATCTTTGCCAAAAACACTATAAATGGCTTAAACGGAAAAGGGTTATTAGACGAAAATTCAGACATTCTTGAACTTGCTTATAACACTTTAGCTTTTGCTAATTCAAACATTAAGGCTGGTGGAATAAAGAGAGGCGTAGTCAAGTCAAGTAAAAAGCTAGATGAAGATGCTATGGACTATCTAAAATCAAGCTGGGCGGAACTTTATGATACTAATAACAGTAAAAACAAAGTTATTATTCTGAATGATAGTTTAGATTTTAAAGAATTATCTCAAACATCAATAGAATTGCAAATTTTAGAGAACAGAAAAATCAATGATGCTGATATTCTTAATCTAATAAAAATGCCTGTCAATATTTTGAATGGAACTGCTACAGAACAGCAATACAACAATTTTATCAAATCTACAATTATTCCAATACTAGTACAATTGGAAAGTGCTTTTAATACAGCTTTGTTACTAGAAACAGAAAAAGAACAAAAGTTTTATTTTTCTTTTGAAACAAAAGATCTGTTGAAGGGAAGTGCAAAAGAGCGTTTTGAAACATATAAAACTGCAGTTGAAGCTGGGATAATCACTCAAAATGAAGCTCGTTTCATGGAGAATTATGACTCTATTGAAGGCTTGGATAACATAAAAATGTCATTGGGTCATGTGCTTTATAATCCTGGAACTAAAGAGTATTATGTACCAAATACGGGCGAAGTAGTAGGCGAGGGGGTGAAAATACAAGATGGAAGTCAGACAACTTGATGATGGTAGTTTACATATAACTGGTTATGTCAATATTACTGATAAAAGCTCACGAGTTCTTAAAGACAATAAAGGTAACTTGTTTGTTGAAAGAGTAGAGCCACGTTGTTTTAAAAGAGCATTAGAAAAAAACAACAATGTTGAATTTTTATTAAATCATAATACTGGCAAAAAATTAGGCTCGATAACTGATGGCAACTTAAAGTTAACAGAGGATAATATAGGTCTAAAAATAGAAGCTACAATTAATAATGAAGAAGTTAGACAAGCATATGAAAATGGTGGCTTTAGTGGTTTTTCTTATGGTTTTCAAAAGATAAGAGATAATTTCAGAGATTGGGACAATGGTATTCAACTAAGAACTTTACAAGATATTAAATTAATAGAAGTTAGTTTATTAGATAGTACAAGAACGCCAGCTTATTTTGGTTCTCTTGTCAATATAGAACACAGAGAAGAAACAGCTACAGACAAAGAAATTAGGGCTTTTTCAAATGAATTAGAAGAAGAAACAGAACTCAAAGAAGTTGAACATAAACAAACGTGTTCAGCTTTTTTTGATATAGAAAATTTTATTAGAACGAGGAGATAAACAAATGAAAGCATTACTAGAAAAGAAAAACTCATTAATTGATGAGATGGAAAGTTTATTAGATAAAGCAAAAACGGAAGTTAGAGCTTTTACGGATGAAGAAGATTCAAGAATAGAAGAAATTAAAAAAGAAGTAAGAGGACTAGAGAAGTTAATTGCTCACAAAGAAGAATTTAGATCTTTAAGCAAAGAAGAAATCAAAGCAGAAAAGGGGACAGAAGAAATGTCGAAGGAAGAAAGACAATTAGAAGTTATAGAAAAGGAAGAAAGAGAATTTATTGAAGCTGTAAGAAACAATGAATTAAGAAACTTAACAGCGGGGCAAAACGGTAAGATCATACCTGTTTCTATTGCAAGTGATGTAATCAACAAAGTAGTTGAATTATGTCCAATCTTAGAATTATCTCAAGTTTACAACATAGCAGGTGATTTAAGACTACCTAAGTATGAAGCTGATAGTGCTACTATAGCTGCGGCGTATGCAGACGAATTTACAGAATTAACAGAAAAAACAGCTACTTTCTCTACAATAGATTTAAGTAATCAGATTGTTGGATTATTAGTTAAAATTTCTAAATCATTAATCAATAGGGCTGATTTTGACGTTAGAGGATTCATTGTAAATGAAATAGCTAAGAAAATAGCTGAATTTTTAGAAAAAGAAATGCTAGTTGGTAATACTTCGAACAGAATACAAGGTGCTATAAATACAAAGAATGTAGTAACTACTGCAGCACCTACTAAAATAACAACAGATGAAATAATCGACTTACAAATGAAACTACCTACGGTTTATCAAAAAAATGCAGTATTTGTAATGCACAGAGATGTCTTAAAAGAAGTTAGAAAACTAAAAGATGGACAAGGTAATTATATTCTACAGCCAGATTTTAGAGCACCATTTGGGTGGACAATATTAGGTAGACCAGTTTATTTATCAGATAACATGGACAAAGAAATTGCTACTGGTAAAAATGTTATATTATATGCAGACTTTAGCGGTTATGCTGTTAAGATAACTAAGAATGTAGAAATACAATTTTTACAAGAGAAATATGCAACACAATATGCGTTAGGAATTGTGTCTTACGTAGAACTAGATGCTAAGATAGCTGATGAACAAAAAATAGCTAAACTAGCAATGAAATAATAACTTTCTTGGGTGGAGGTGCTTCTGTACCTCCATTAATAAAGAGGTGATTTAATGAAAATAAGTGAAGTTACAACAGATATAGTAAAAGATTATATAAATGCTCCTGATGAAAAAGATACAGTTATTAATATGCTTATTTCTGCAAGTAAACAATATATACTCAAATACACAGCTATTAAAGAAAATAAGTTAGATGAATATGAAGATTTAACAATGGCTTTACTTGTGTTGTGTGCTGATTTTTATGATCAGCGTCAATTCATGTCTGATAATAATAGCCAAGTAAATACTAATAAAATTGTTGAAAGCATATTGAATATGCACTGTTTCAACTTAATTTAGGTGGTTTTAATATGTATACAATAAATCCAGGAAATTTTAAGCATAAAATTGAATTACAAGAAGTGAAAATATCTACAAATGCAGACAATATACCTACTAAAACTTTAACTACTATTTTGACTGCAAAAAGCAGAGTTAGAAACAATATTTCAAGTAGTAAAAATATTGATGATGGAGAAAGGGCTTCTATTACTAAGATAATTACTACAAGATTTCCAAAGCATTTAGTGAATTTTGATGTTGAGGATGCTAATAGATATAAGGTTTTATATAATAATAGACTTTATAATGTTGTTTCTCTTAGCAATATAAGAGAAGAAAATAAATATCTACAAATTAATATAGGAGCAATAGAGTAATGACTATAACTTTGAAAAATTTAAATAATTTAACTAATAAGTTAAATAAATTAGATAACTTGAAGGCAAAAAAAGCAGTTGAGGAAGTAGCAAAAGTAGTTGAAAGTAATTTAAAAAATGAAGTTAGTAAGTTCTCCAAAAGATCAGATTTAATCAAAAAAGTTGATACTAGAGAGTATGAAAACGGTAATTACTATGTAGACGTTGGATTGAAAAGTGATTCTCAAAATTGGGAAGAATGGAAATATCTGTATTTTCATCACTATGGCTATAATCAAAAGCTTTGGGGGAAAGATAGTGATATTTACACTAAAAAATATCAATTTTGGTTTACAAATGCGGTGGACAATATGGATAACGAAGTCTTAAAAGAGCTTAAAAGTAAAATACAAGCAGAAATAAAGGAAGCATTAAAATGAGTATAAGTGAAAAGATTAAAAGTGCTTTAGCTGATATATCTTTACCAAATTACTTTATTACTAGAGCAAATGATAAAACAGAATGTATAGTCTATAACTATACAGAAAAGCCAAGTCGAATGGCTGATAATGAAGAAAAAGCAACACTATATACGGTAATGCTTAATCTTTATTGCAAATCAAATGTAGAAAACAATAAAAAATTAATAATAAATGCTATGCAAAAAGCAGGTTTTATAAGAAAGTCAGTTGCGGCAACAGTAGTTGTTGACTCTGGCTTTTTTTGTACTGCTATTACTTTTGCAATAAGCGTTGATAAATAAATTAATGAAAGAAGGAATTAATAATATGAGTAAAAAAGCAACTGGAATTTTAAATGCACATTACGCAGTTTATGACCCAGCTAAGAAAGCGTATAAAACGCCAAAGCCAATTAAAGATTTAGAAACTTTAAGTATCACAGAAACATACGCAGAAGGTTCTAATTATGCAGATAATTTAAGAAACATATACATAAAAGAGTTAGTAGGAGCTGATTTATCACTAACATTTTCTAGCATATCGAGAGAAATAGAAGCAGAGATTACTGGACAAGGGTTTGACAAAGGTGAAGTAGCGTACAGCACTAATGCTAATGCTCCACAGGTAGCATTATTATTTGAGAAAACTTATTCAGATGGTAGCACAGATAGAATTGTATACTACAATTGTAAGTTATCAAAAGATAATGAAAACGGGGAAACTAAAACAGATTCATTTAACTTTGTTGAAGATACTTTAAGCGGACAAGCTATCCCAATGAGTGGAACTGTTAACTCTAAAGAAACTGCTGGTACACCTGTTCCTTTAGACGGTATATTAAAATATGTTATAGCTTCAGATGGTTTTACAGATAGTGAAGCTGAATACAAAAAAAGATATGACAATTTCTTTAAGAGAGTGCAATTTAAAGGCGTTAACTATGTAGCTTAATCAATTAATTATAGCCAGTATTTTTTACTGGCTATTCTTAGAAAGGATTTTAGAATGAGTAATTTAACTAAGAAAAGTAAAGAAATCATACTAGGAAAAGATAAATACATCATGTGTTTTGATATGACTTCAATAAATATGTTTCAAGAAATGGCTGATATGAGTTTCTTAAATGCAATTCATTTAATCAATAAATATGATGATAAAACTTTATTATACTTTATGGCTTCATCTATAAGATCAATTGAAGAACCAGACAAGCCATTAGGTGAGAAATTATTTGAATTTGATATAATTGGGCTTTTATTGTGTCACACATTAGATGTTATAGAGCTTGTAAGTAGTTCAATGCCACAGGCTAATAATAACAAAAAGTCTAAAAAAAAAGCAACTCAAAAGCAGCAAGTGAAATAGATATTGACTGGTTATACTATGTTTATACAACTATCTTAAAGAGAACAGAAAAAGAGTTTTGGAACTCTACATTGAGAAAAGTTGTATCTCAAATAAGTATTCATAACGATTTATATAAAAGTGAAAAGCAAGAAAAAATAAATGAAGATACAGAAGTTTTAAAAGTTTTAGGTTAAGGAGGTGAATAGATGGCTGATGAACAATTATTAGTTACGTTGGGTGTGCAGGACAAAGGAGCTACTACAAAGATAAGAGCATTAAATAAAGAATTAAAGTCTTTAGACACACAATATAATTTAACTGCTAAGAGTAGTAATGGATTTGATGAGAGTTTAGGAACTTTAAATAAGAAACTTAGTTTGTTAGAACAAAAATATGCTGTGCAAACTGCAAAACTTAATACTTATAAGAATCAGATAGAAACCGTTAGATCAAGTATTAGTAGGAAAACAGAAGAATTAGAAAAGCTAAAGAATAGTCAAGAAGATAATACAACTGCAATTGCAAAAACAGAAAAACAATTAAATACATATAGAAGTCAGTTAAAAAATGCTGAAAATGGTGTAAAAGAAACAGAATTGCAGTTAGAGTTGTTAACAGAAGAAATTAATAATACTAATAAAGCTATAGCTAATTTTGATACTGCTAAAATGTCTAAAGAGTTGAAAGAATCGGGTCAAAACTTAGATGATTTAGGTGGAAAATTAGAAGCAGTTGGTGGAAAGTTAAATAGCGCTGGTAATACACTGATTGGTTTATCAGCCCCGATATTAGCGTTCGCTGGATATGCTACTAAAGCTGGAATTGACTTTGAACAAGGCATGGCTAAAGTACAAGCTATAAGTGGTACAACAGGAAGTGAATTGGAGTTATTAACTGAAAAGGCTAAAGAAATAGGAGAGTCTACTCAATGGTCATCAAGTCAAGCAGCCGAAGGGCTTCAATATCTATCCTTAGCTGGGTGGGACACTCAAAGCATGTTGGCTGGGATAACACCAATTGTTAACCTTGCAACTGCATCAACAGAAAATTTGGGAACTGTAAGTGATATTGTTTCTGACTCATTAACCGCTTTTGGGCTGTCTGCAAAAGATACTGAAGTTTTCTGTGATGTATTAGCGGCAACTGCTTCTAAGTCTAACACTAACGTAGCTATGCTCGGAGAAACGTTTAAATATGCTGCCCCGTTGGCTGGAGCTTTTGGTTTTTCTGTACAAGATAGTGCAACTGCAGCAGGGCTAATGGCTAATGCGGGGATTAAAGCGAGTGAATCGGGAACTGCATTAAGAACATTATTTTCGAAGATGGGTAAGGATATTGAGCTTACTGGAGGAGCGTTTGGTAAAACAACAATTTCTACAAAAAATCAAGACAGTAGTATGAGGGAATTGAATGATATAATAGTTGATTTAAGAAAAGGCTTTCAACAAATGACAGAAGCTGAAAAAACTGCTAATGCTGAAACGATAAGTGGAAAAACTGGTATGTCAGGTTTACTTGCAGTGATGAACGCAACTGATGAAGAATTTAATAGTTTAAGAAATAACATCATTAATTCTACAGGTGCAACTCAAAAAATGGCTGAAGTAATGGGCAATACAACACAGGGGAAAGTTAATGCTTTTAAAAGTAAACTAGAGGCATTAGGTATTCAATTAGCTGACCACTTATTGCCGCATATTAACGCTATACTGGATAAAGGAATGGCTTTAATAGATTGGTTTAGTAGTCTTGATGAAGGAACTCAAAAAACAATTATATCTGTGGGACTTTTTGCTACTGCAACTGGTGGAGCATTAAAAATTGTTGGTGGTCTTACAAGTGGAGTAGGAAGTGCAGTTAAAACATTGGGAAGTTTTAAGAAAGCGTTAGGGGATAGTATATCTGCAACGGGTGGAGCAACAAAAGGAATAGGAATATTGGCTAATGGAATAACCAAACTAGGAATAGGAGTGCCTCAAGCTGCAGTTGCTTTAGGAGTTTTAAGTGCTGGAGTTGTTGCCTACAATGAATATCAAGACGCTATGAATAAAAAAGTTAATGAAGCAAAAGAAGATATGTCTTTACTAGAAAGAGCATTTTTAACGTTAAGTGGAGCAGAAGTCAAAAGTAAAGATGAATTAGTCAACTTAGGAATTGTGTATGATGATTTTAATAGTAATATATCTTCATCTTTCCAAGACGCAGTTAAAGAAATGACTTCTGATGTTAATAGTTTTAATTTAGCTATACAGGATTTAAACTTAGATGGAGTCGTGAGCGAAGAAGAAGTTAACAATGTTGGAAACAGAGTCAAAAGTTTAGTAGACAGTATAGAAGCTACCATCAAAGAAAATAGTGGACAAGTTCATAATGCACTATTAGAAATGTATAACTCTGATGGTGTTTTAGATGAAACCGAAGCTAACTTATTGGCATATTGGAATAACAGAACAGAAACGGAAGTTAATAAAGCAAATGATTTAGAAAATGCTATAAAAGATATTTTAAATCAAGCTAAAGGGCGAGAGTTAACCAATGAAGAAATTACAAGTATTCAAAATTATTATGCACAATTAAAACAATTAGAGTTGGAATTACAAGCAGATAATAGTTATGAATTAGAGTATGCGAAATCTGAATTTCAAAATAGACTTAAAACTTTAGATGCAGCAGGAGCGCAAGAACTTTTACAACAAAGATATAAGCAGTATGAAGATGAAAGAATTTCGATAGAAAGTCATTATGACGCAATGATTGCTCAAGTCCAAGCTGGAAACACTGAATTAACAGAAGAAGATCAAAAGTTAATTGCTGATATGGAAGCTAAAAAACAAGAAAAATTAGCAGTAAATCAGCAATATTGGGACGAAGCATATAATTATACTATTTCAGCAAATGAAAATCTAGCTGGTGTAATCAATAAATTTAATGGTGAAATATTGCAATCTACTGATAAAAATTACTATGACAGATATGTATTAGCTCAACAAAATTTAGAAGGACTAAACGAGATAACCAAGACGGGGTATCAGACCATGTTAGACACCACAACAGGCAAATATGTTGACATGTATGCAGTAGTAAACGAAAAGACTGGACAACTGCAAGGTCTATATAATTTGAATACGGGAGCAGTATCTGCTATGAGTTCAGAAAGTGCTAAAGAGATTGAAAAATTGTATAGTCAGTGGGCTACAAGTTCAGAGGGGATAGTAACAAAGAATTTAACATTACAAGGCTCTTATTTAGACACTTCTAATAATATAGTAAGCAGTAATGGAAAAGTAATCGGAAGTTTGGGGCAAGTTCAAGACAAAGCTGGCAACCTACAAAGTGCTATTTTAGATTTAAACGGAAATCCAATTGCGGTAGGTGATAATGCTAAAGAAGTCATTGAGAAACTTCAAAATACAAAGAAAGAAGTTAATAACCTAGATGGTTCAAAGGCAACAGTCAAAGTAGATGATGGCGGTAGTATAAATAGTTTTGGTTCAAGATTGAAAAACATGTTCAGTAACCTTTTCGGTGGCGGTGGTAAATCTTACGCTATAGGAACAAATAATGCACCATCTGGAATACATACAGTTAATGAAAAAGGCTGGGAATTAATAGACGCTCCAAAGGGCAAAATGGCAGTTGGTTTAGGTCAAAGTAATATTGGTGAAACTGCTTACTTACCAAGGGGCACTAAAGTAAGAACTAATTTATCAAGTACAGAACTGATGATGAAAGAAATCAAAAAGGAAGTTTCTAATCAAATCAGCAAGATAGATTTTAGTCATCAATATTATAAACCTCCACAGGCACAAACTAGAGTGCAAACAACTGCTAAAGTATCAAATAATGCAGACAATGAATTATTAAACAGTCTGAATACAATGATAACTTTATTAGCACAATTAGTTAATAAAGATACAGATATATATATAGACAGAAGAAAAATAGGAAAAACATTAGCAACGGTAGTTGATGAACAAATAGCAAAGAAAGCGAGGGGAAAATTTTAAATGTACGATATAATAATAGATAATGTTTTTGCGACACAATTTGATTTACATATTGTAAATAGAGTTAATATTCCCGTATCGCAGAAAGAGATAGAAACTATTAGTATTGCTGGGAGAAACGGGACTTTAACTAAAGAACTAGGTTTTTTAGATAGAAGCATTACTGTTAATTTTAATTTTAAAACAAGAAACAGAAATGATAATATGTCTAAAAAGATCAGAAATATTACTTCATTGCTTTTAAATGCTAAAAAAATATCTTTCACAGATGATAAAGAAGTATATTACAAAGTTAAAGCAGTTTCTGTGAGTGATATTGAAAGAACTTTAAGAATGTTAGGAAGTTTTTCAGTTGCATTTACTGTTGACCCTTTTGCTTATTATAACCTTCATAGTAAAATCACAATTGCTAGCAGTTCTAAAATCTACAATATAGGAACATATGAGAGTGAGCCTTATATAAAAGTTTTTGGTAGCGGCAATGTTACTTTAAATATAAATAATAAAGAATTGACTCTAAAAGATATAAATGGGTATATAGAGATAGATTCAGAACTTAAAGAAACATTTAAAGATAATGTATCAAAGAATGATAAGAAGGTTGGAGAATATCCAAACTTTGTGATTGGAGAAAATATAATTAGCTGGACTGGAAATGTTACTAAGATAGAAATTGAGCCTAGATGGAGGTTTTTATGATTACATTATATAAATATAATGAAACAGACTTCACGCATGATGGCATTGGTATTTTAAAAGATACTATTAGTTGTATAGTTGAAAGAGAACTAAATGGAAACTGGTTTTTAAACTTAGAATATTTATTACAAGGCAATAAAGCAGAGTTTATAAAAGAACATTGTGTTTTAAAAGTGCCTACTCCGAGCGGTTTACAATTATTTAGAATAAAAGAAATTGAGAAAGATATGGAAAGTATTAATGTATATGCTGAACATATCTTTTTTGATTTAGCAAAAAACTTCATAAGAGATACTAATATAGTTGCAAAGACTAGAAGTGAAGCAATTAAGCAAATATTAAACAATACATTGAATCCACACAGATTTAAGTATGTAGGAACAGATAACAATACTACGCAAAAGAATTTACGAATAGTTAGAAAAGACGGAGTATCAGCAATATTGGGTAGTGAAGATAATACAGTTGTGAACCGATATGGAGGGGAAATTGATATAGACAACTTCAATATTAGTTCAAAAGACCAAATAGGTAAGAATACTAATTTAGTTATAGAATATGCTAAAAATATGACTGGAATATTAGAAACTGTAGATATGTCAGAGGTAGCAACGAGAATAGTGCCACAAGGGGCAAATGAGTTATTATTGCCCGAGTATTTCATAGACTCTCCTTATGTCGGGTCATATTATCAGCCATTGGTGGCTCATATGGAATTTAGCGAGGTTGAAGTTGTTAACAAAGAACAAGCTACAGCGGACAAGCCCGAATTTTCTCAAGAACAAGCATATGCAGAGCTTAGAAGATTAGTAAAAGAACTGTATGACAACGGGATAGATAAACCTAACTATACTTATGATATTAGCTTTATTGATTTATCGAACACAGTTGAATATAAGTCTTTTAAAGATATGTTTTCACTTAATCTCGGTGATATAGTGAGAGTTAGACATAGAGATATGAATTTAGACTTAGACTGTAGAATCAGAAATTATAGATATAATTCATTAATTAATGAGTTTGAAAATCTGCAAGTTGGAACTATTAAAAAAAGTATATCTTTAAATATACAAAAAGTGCAAGCTGAAGTTATTTCAACAAAAGAAGATTTATCACTCAAAGTAAATAATGTGAATAATAATTTACAAAGCTCTATCACTCAAACTGCTAAAGAGATAAGGCAAGAAGTTACAGACGCAGACAACAAATTGCAAACACAAGTTACTACTACTGCAAATGACTTTAATATACTTGCTGGTAAATACAATAATGGTCAGCTTGTTGGAACTAATTACAACTTTAGCGGAACTGGATTTACCATAGGTGCAACAGACGGAAGTACAACAGCTACACATACTTCTAGTTTTTCGGAATGGAGACATGGAAATAGTTCAAGTAGAGCAGATGCAACTGGATTTAGTAGAGATGGACATCCTTATACTCATCTTATAGAAATGGGTACTGGAATAGTAGGTGGAGCGATAGGGACTCATCCAAAAGTTTTAACTATACAATTGTCTGATGTTTGGAAAAGGAAAAATTTTAAAGTCTTAGTAAGTATGAAAAATACATCTGGAGGTATAGCTGATGAATGGGTAAAAAGAACATTCTTAGAAGTGGTTTCTATAGATACAGTAAACGCAACATTCAATGTACGAGGGTATTGGACTTCTATAACGTCAACGGGTGTAGAGAATGAAAAAGAATTAGAGTTCAGTTGGCTTGCTATCGGTGGCTAACTAGAAAGGAGATAAGATGATTTTTAAAGATTTAGCAAAAGAAATTATAATAGACGTAGAACAATTTCATGTTCCTGATATAGATGCAAAACAATATGATTTAAAATCAAGATTTTTAAAGATAAAGCTATTTAATGAAGCTAAAGAGTTTAATGTTAATGATACAGATTTAGCATTTAAGTTTTTCGCTAGAAAGCCCGACGGGACTGAAGTTTTTAATAATTGTACTGTAGAAAATAACTTTGTAGTGATTGAATTAACATCTCAAACATTAGCAGTTGTGGGAAAAGTAAAAGCAGAGCTGATGATAACAGGCAGAACAAATGGAGAAGTTTTGACAACTAAGCCTTTCATAATCAACGTTATTGAGTCTATTAATAGTCAAAGTGCGATAGAATCTACCAATGAATATTCTGTAATCATGAATATAGTAAAAGAATTAGAAGAATACTGGCGAATACATAGATACTATTCTGTCTATGATGTAAAAAGTAATGTTGTAACTGTTCCCGTTAACATTACCGAGCTAACTAGCGAAGATAGTGTTAATGTGTACTTGAACGGAGTAAGACTTATTGAAAATGTTGAGTTTAGAATAGATTTTACAGCGACCCCGACTTGTGTTAATCTGCGAGGAAATTGGACAAATGGTGACCAGCTTTACTTTGAGTTTCTGCGTAGAGTTAAAGGGAAAACAACTGGTGCTGATGGAAGTAATATTGGGTCAATTTCAGCTAATAAAGTTGCTATTCAACCAACGATTTTTAACAAAAGTAATGTGCAAGAAGCTTTGACTTACATCAAGAGTGATATTGTTGGTGGTGATAATTTAAATAATTTACAAACAACAAATAAAACTAATTTTATTAATGCAATAAATGAATTAGTACAAAGAGTTGTAAAATTAGAGTCTGCAAATGGTAACAGAGCATTAACTAGAAACAGTTATATATATACATTAACTCAACCTACTGCTTCTTTAACATTGCCTACTTCTTTAAACTACAACAGAAATACAGATTTATTGCAAGTATACATTTCTGGAGCAAAAGTAAGCTCAAATGGATATGTATATAATGCTGATACTAATACTATAAACTGTAGTCAAGGTTCTTGGGATATAGGAACAGAAATATTAATAGAAGTTATAAAAAATATATAAAAAAGGGAGATGTAAAGAATAATGGACGCTATACAATTAGTAAGAAAACAAAGTGAGCAAGACTCAAAAATTAATTCAGTTACTACTGAAGTTACTAACGCTAGAACAAGCAAAGCTGGTACAGTACACACAACACTAAAAGAAAGAATTGACGCAGTTGAAACTAAAGTTGACGCAATGCCTGCTGCAAACAATATAATAACAACTGCAGGCGGACAAACCATCAACGGAAATTTAAGTGCAAATACTTTTATAGGAAATTTACAAGGAAATGCTACAACTGCAAGTAAAGTAAATAATAAGTTGACTATAAATGGGGTTGCTTATGACGGTTCATCAGCTGCAACAATAAATGTTGCTCCTACTAACCATACGCATACTGGTTCACAAGTAAACTTAACTGGTTATGTAAAAGGGACTACTGCAACAGCTTTAGCACCTACAGATACTGTAAATTCAGCTCTTGCTAAATTAGAAAATCAAATTGCTAATAAAACTTTAAAAGTAACTAAATCAGTATCATATGTTAATCATGTTGTACAAGCTAATAATAAAGTTATAACTCAACAATTAGCAAACTATACAAGTGGAGATATTGTAGAAGTATATATTAGTGGTGTTCTATTAAGACCAGATTATCACTATAAGCTATCTTTCAATGGAACTACTGCGACACTAACAACAGATAATACTACAACTGGAAATACACAAGGTTGGCTAAAAGATGAGCATATCACATTTAAAATATTAAAAATTAGTTAATTATACAAGGAGGTGAAATAAATGAGTGGTTTAAAGTTAGTTAGACATCAAGCCGAACAGGACGCAAATATAGAAGCTCGTGTAAAAAAGGCTGGAGACACTATGACAGGCAACTTAACAATGAGCGGGTCTGCAAAAGTAATAGGTAATTTACAAGGAAACTCTAATACTGCAACTAAATTACAAACTCCTAGAAACATTAATGGAGTTGCTTTTGATGGTACTAAAAATATAACTGTTGCAGACAATACAAAGCTACCGCTAACAGGTGGTACAGTAACGGGGAAAATAACTTGTCAAAATTTAGATGTGTCAAAAGATGTAGTGTTTTCTAATCAAGTTAAATCTGTATTCGATGGTAATCCTAATCGTTTATCGTTACGAGGTGTTACAAACGAGGATCAAGCAAGAATAAAGTTTGGTAATGGAGCGGAGGTGTACAGTGGTGCTGGTGAGTCAAGACTTATGATTGATGGGGGTCTGTACACAAATAAATATGTTGAAGGAGAGCAAATACATTCTCGCGGGCCTATGTATCCAGTTTTAAATGCACAAGGTGGTTGGGATTGTGGATTGATTAATAATAGATTTTATACTGTCTATTGCGTAAATGTTAATCAATCATCTGATAGAAACTTAAAAAAGGACATACATTATCTTGATGATATAAATGCTTTAAGCGAAGATATAAAATCCGAAACGCCTTTCAAAGATTTTATAAAAGATGAGTTAAGAATTGCAACTTATAAATATAAAAGACAAGCCATCACAAAGAATGAAGATGGTACAGAAACTATAGCAGAAATGCCAAATGAAGAAGTGGACAGCCAAATCGGGTTCATAGCTCAAGACATCAGAAATACTGATGTAGGTTCATTATTTGTTTACGGTGAAGATGGTAATATGAATTATTCTCCAGCGGGGTTCACTTCTGTAGTTGCAAAAGCATTACAAGAAGAAATTAAATATAGAGATAAGCAAATAGCATTATTAGAAGAAAAAATTGAATCATTAGAAAAAAGAATTCCCTAAGGGGGTGTAAAAAGATGGCTAAAGATTTAGCAAATTTACCTAGCTTTATAGGTTCTCGTTCAGAAGAATTTTTAAACTATATTGTTGGCAGAGCTACAGATTTAAATTCGCTTCCTGTAGCTGGCTCTCGTATCGAGGAGTATTTAGAGTATCTGTGTCATAAAGGTGGAATTGGCGGTGGATCCGATACTAATTCTTTCAATGCTTTATCGCAAGATATAGACAGTATTAAATTCAAGAACGGGACTACTATTAAAGCTAGTTTACAAGTTGTAACAGAGCAAGAAATAACAGATATATTAAATAGCTTAACATAAACACTAAAACAATAGTGTTTTTTTTATATACAAAATTTTAATAATAAAGTGAGGAAATAAATATGTCAAATTTAATTAACAGAACTGGACTACAAAAGTTCGCAACAAAATTATGGGCAAAAATAAAAGACAGATATGATAATGCTTTTGTTGACGCAGAAATACCAGCAGAAGAAAAGAAAATAAAATTCACTAAAGCTGGAGGTGGAGCAACAAAAGATGTTAGTTTAGAAGATTATGCAAGATTACAAGATAGAAATGAGTTTAAGCAAGATGTATCGGCGGATAACGTTGCCATAATAAATAACAGTCATATTGGAAACACTAAAGGCTTTGATAGCAGAAACAGAGGTTTAGGTTTTAGACAATTAACTACAAGTGCCTTTGTTGATGGATATGTAGACCATATTAGAGTTTACTTAGAAGCTTCAGCAACTGGAAACGCAACTTTTAAAGTATGGGCGATAACAAAAGGTACAAATGGGAAGGAATCAGATAGAGTTAAGAAAGTTGTTTGGGATTCTAAAGTTTTAGAGGTTAACAGTATTACTGAAAATTCAGTTGAAAGAAAATTTGTAATAATCCCTATCAAAGATTCTTTTGCAGATGAAACTTACTTTATAGCTAGATGTTCAACTCATAATGTAGAAGTTGCACAAAATATAAAAGCAGAGTACACAAATGATGTTGTTAACTTGAATAATACTCAACCACCTGATACTGAAGGTTCAGAAATTACTTGGGCTGGTATAAATGCTACTGGCAATACAGCTATTATGTATCTATATGGTAGAGAAAGTATCGGGTCATTAGCATTAAAATTAAGACAAACTCAAGCTGATGGTTCTAATTATGTATTAAAATCAGAAACTACTACTACATCAGCACCTAACAAGGTAGTTAAGCTTGATGAACACGGTAAATTAAATAAAGATATGTTACCTTCTATTGCAGTCAATGATTATTTTTCAGTAACTGATTTTACAGATGAAAAATTAGGGGCATTAACATATGAAAATGGAGATGTTGTCGTTGTTGAAAATGGGGGAGTTGTTTCTAAAAAATATTTATGTATTCATAAAGGCACAACTAACTCTACAAATGAATTTGTTGAATTAAATTCTAAAGATGGAGTTGTTCAAAGTGTAAATGGCAAAGTTGGAGCGGTAGAATTACAACTTCAAGCGACAAGCGATAAAGTTAAATTAAACATTACAAGTGCTGGTTCAACAGCTACTACAGAGGTAGATATAATATCAGATACTGAAATTACAGCGATACTAGACGCTTTACAATAATATTTAGAAAGGGGAAAGGTGGTTAAACATAGCCACCTTGTTTTTTATGACAAAATTAATTAATAACAACAAGCTAAATGCTTTTGCTACAAAGCTTTGGGATAAAATTTCTAACAGTTTCGTTAGTAAAACAAAAGAAAATTTAGTTACTGGAAAAACTACATTATTAGATGGTAGATTGCTTCATAATGCTTTAAGTGTTGTTAATAATACTAACGCTGTTCATCATATTAGCGAAAATTCTTCCTGGTGTGGTTCTCCTAACTTAACTGTAAGTGCTAATACTAAAATTTCTTATGTCTGCATTGCAGTAAAAGATGATTTAGAGATTGGAACACAATTAAATAATATAAAATTAGCAGCAGTAAGGAGCAGTGATAATCAAGTTTATCACATATTAACTGTAGATAGTGCATTAGTTGTAAAAAACACACTTGGTCATATAAATTCAAGCAAAATGATAATGATACCAGTTAATACATCTTTTGATACTCAAGTTTATTTCATAACAGGTTTCAATGGCATGAAGTGGGGGAATACTCCAAGGGGTAGTAACTGGCTAACAATATGGCCAGAAGGAAGATCATTCCCAGCGGTAGGAACTACTTTAAGAACGAATCTTACAAATTATATACCGCAGTGGTTTGTATTATCAGAAGAATTAAGTTTAAATGATGTTGTTACTTCTATTAATACAAAGGCAAGTAAAAACGCTTCTAATACTTTTGATAGCACAAATATATTTAATGATAATGTTAAATTTAATGATACTGTAGATATAAAATACAAACATTATATTCAACAATTACTTTTAGATGGTGATACTAAACATGGTAGTGATTGGGCTGTTTATTTCGATAGAAATATATATATTCCAACTGGCTCATATGTTACGTATTTAGATATAAGGGTTACAGATGACGTGAATGTTGGAAGTGAACTTTCTGATATATACATATATGAAGTTCATAGAGGAGATAGGATAAATAATGATAGCATAGTTAATGTACCATTTAGCAATTCAAGAATTAGAGTATCTGATGTTGCTGGATATGGGAAATGTATTAGAATACAACTTAATAGAACCTTTGAAAGAGATACTTATTATATTTGGGGACAAAAGATGAGTAGTGGGAAGATACTTATAGCAAATGACACTAAAGGTGACGTAAGACATGCAATCATTAATAATCCTTTTGTGCTTAACTCTAGTTACACTATATCATCTATAGCTAGGAATACAAATTCTAAAACCATTCATAGATACAATATAGAAAGAGTTGGGATATTACAAGATGATATAAACAATATCAATAATGTATTAGCCACAACTATTAAAAATACGGATATAGGCAACGAAGCTAATAAAATACCTCGTGTACTACCAAATGGTAAACTTGACCCTAGTATACTTCCTCCCGAACAAAATGGTGGAGTACGTACTGTTAATGGTCAATCTCCTGGATCAAATGGTGATGTAACTGTATTAGCTGAACATATTAAATATGCTAATGGCAACACATTGAATATGAAGCAAGCTATAGATGGTAAGCCAAACACAGTTAATGGACAAAGACAAAGTAATGGCAATATAACTATATATTCAGATAACATAAGCATTAATAGCAGTACAAGCAAAACTATTAAACAAGCTTTAGACGAAAAGGTGCAAACTAATCAAAACAATAACTTTACTAAAAAGAATGATTTTAACTTCTATGCTCCAACTATTACAAGAGATTTTACTATAGCAACATTTAATGAAGTTGGTTCAGCCAATAGAAGATATGAAGTATTTAACAATAGTCATTATGTGGTTACTGTTCATAGCAAATTCTCTGAAACAAGTAAGCGTGTAGATAGTTTAATAGTTCCTATTGCTAACGCACGAGTTGGTGATACTGTTAATGCTACATATTTTGTAATTAACAACGGGAATGTAATTATACAAACACCTTCTTTTTATAGAGAATATACTGTAGAAGATATAGATATGGTCGGTTGTAAATGTATTAGAATACCTGTTAATCAACAATTTAACCAAGTTGTTGGCTTTGGTTTTTCTGTTCAACCTAAATCAGTTCGAGGCACTACTATAGGTATGGCATATGCTACAGACAGTAGTTACACTAATAGTGTTTGGTCATCTTCTCAAACGCCTAGCATGAATCAAAATGTTTCCTCCAACACTTTACCACACAAGGTATTTCCTTATAAAGTAACACACCATACAACTTCGGAAGTTGTAACAAGATTTGAATTAGAAAAGGTTACTCAAATGTACCCTAAGACACTTATAGGTGAATACAAAAACATATCTTATGACGCAGGGAATACTCTTG